ATTTTTTCCATATCAACTACATCTGCCTCGCCCTCGACGTATTTTTCAACATCTCTACTACTCAATGCTCTTTGATAATTTTCTAGATACTTCTTAAATGCCTTACTGCGGGTACGTCTTAGTTCGATGTTCAAATATTCAAGAACGGCTTCAAGCTCTTGAAGTTGATTAAATCTTTGCTCAACAATACCAGGCAATTGAGCCGAGGATTTTTCCACGTTTCCGTGAATTTTTACCTCGTATCTTGCCAAATCTAGTTCTTTATAAAAATATTCAATGCAAGCAGGAAGATGACTAATATCCTTGCTTACTTTAGAATACCATGACATTAGTAATCCTCGTCTTCGATGCCTTCATCCAATTCTTCGTCGTCCTCGTCATCATCATACCCATCATTGTGTTCTTTAATAACAAGTTCAATTGCCGCATCAACGTTAGGGTCGTATCCTAACACACTTTCAAGTGTTGCAATCTCAACATCTTGGCTAACAAGATATTCAACAAATTGACTAGCGGCAGTTTCTCGACTTTTTTCTGGAATATAGTCTCTAAATGTATCCCATATTTCTATGATTTGCTGTTCTTCCATTTTATTCTTCCTCAGTTTCCTCTATGACTGGCGCAGGAACATTTGCATTGTCGTCCCATTCCGCCATAACTGTAATTAGTCCATCTTTGTCATTACTGTTCCATGCTTTACGGAATTGTTTAATAATTTCGCCATCTTTGGTTGTATAAACAAGACTGTTGCCTTCTTTCTTCAACTTGCCCTTAGCTTCAAACAAATCAACTAAACCACTGAATGGGCTCATACCAGTTGAGTATGGAATCTCAACTTGTACACTTTCAAAGGGTTTAGAATAACGTGTTTTCATAATCTTACATGCCGCACGGATACCGTTTACAGTTGTAGTTTTATTGCCATCCTCATCAGTTTTCAGTTTGAGTTTCTTCATAGCAACTACAATACTACTTGCATAAACAAATCCTTGTCCGCCACTGATCTTGTCATCTGGATCAAACATGTCCTGTGACGCATAAGTGTGATTTGTACAAACCATACCTACATTCCAAGAACCAAACATGTTAACACAGTTACGAACAAGGCTTGTAAGTGCTTTAGGTTTACGACCCATGTCACCTTTCATTTCGCCTGCTTCGAACTGATTGACGTCAGTAGGAGTTAACAGCATACCTAAACTGTCAATTACAAACAACACCTTAGGACGTGAATCCTCTAGCATTGTTTTATACTCTTTCATGAATTCAGAAATGGTCTTAGCCACATCGTCAATCATAGCCATGTTAAGTTTTAGAAGTTTTTCTTCACTGGTATCAACACCAAGATCAAGTAACCATTTCTCATCAAGAGCGTTCTCACTGTCAACTAGAACAACATAAATGCCTTGTTCTTGTGCGTGACGAATAATGTTTCCTGAGCAGATATAGCTCTTACCTGCACCACTTTCTCCGGCAAATACTGTAACTTTACCAAGAGGAACTCCCCTAAAGAAGTCCCCCGAGATAAGATAGTTAAGAGCATAATTGCCAGTTGAGATCCAATCAGTTGGATCGTTAAAGCCAATACCAAGACCATCAATGGACTTAGTAATTGACTTTCTAAACTTAGAAATATCAAATGCTTTTCCCATCTAATGCCCCTTAGTCTTTTTGTCGATTACGAATCATTGCAATGATGTCTGCCGCACGACTCGATGCTTCTCCGCCTGCAGACTCTGCTTTAGGAGCAGGCGCTGTCTTGGCTGGTGCTGTATCAAACGGAGCATCTTCTTCATCTTCATCTTTAGGCGCTGGAGCTGCCTTAGGTGCCGGAGCAGGAGTTGAAGAACCACTAGCGTCGTCACGACCGCCAAAACCTGCTGGCTTAAAGTATTGACTCCAGCGTTCTGGATCATATGCTTCGCCGTCTACGGAAGCCGCAAACATTTCTGCAATAACTTTAAGTTCAACTGCGCCTGGCTTCTTGGGCAAGAAGTCATTCAGTTTGAACAAACCGTGTTGTGCAATTGCCGCTTGCTCATCTTCGCTCAATGCACGTTCACGACGAGCCCAGGTTGAAGTAGAGTAATCAGCATAGCCACCTTTGCTGGTTTTTGTGATTTTAAAATCCAAACCACGAACATAGTCTGTTGGCAATTCTTCAATCTCAGCATCCATCAGTGCATTTTTAACAATGTTAAAAATCTGTGAGCCAATAATGAATCGACGAATTGGATTCTCTGGAGTACGGTCTTCTTTGAACTTGCTGTCAACAACAAATCCTTGGAACAAGTAACTCTTCTTTTTCCAGTACTTACGACCCATATCTTCCAAACTCTTGTCTTTGAACCATGGACGAACTTCTGTCAATACCGGACAAGTTTCTCCCCACATTTCCATGCAAGGTACTTGCACAGTAACAGGTTTAGAATTTGTTTCACCCTTGATACCAGCAAACGGCAATTTAATCATTGCTCGTTCAAGCCAGAAAAAAGTGTTGTTGGGGTCTGCATCTGGAAGGAAACGAACTGATACGTTTGTACCTTCTGCAATATTCCAGTGTGGAAAGATTGCGTTGTCACCGCCGGATTGCCCGCCGGATTGTTGTGCGCTCTGTTGAAGCTTTGCGCGAATTTCTGCTAACGTTGCCATAATGTTTTTCCTTAATAAATGTTATATTATGCCTCTTCTTTAAAGCCAACTGACTAAAAAGAAAAACTGTGCATAGCGTTAACTATACACAGTTTTATTTATCTCGTCAAGAGTTTTATTGGTATATTTTGATTTATTTTGCCAAACCGGCTAATTTCATAATTGCGGCCATTTCTTCACTGATGCCTAATTCTGCTTTTTTACGGGCTAGTCCCGCTGAGCTAGTTGGACTATTGGTTTTTTCTTTTTCTAAATCTTTTGTGGACATTTTCCAATCTCCACCTTGTTCTTTTCGCTTGTACGCAGGCACCTGACTCTTGTTTACACTTTCACGTTCCATGCGATCATTGTAGTCATTTCTCATGCGTTCTTTTTTCTGTGCTAGTGCATCTAATCGTGCTTGAGCATTTTGGTCTCCGCTAGCGGCTTTGTCTTTTAAATTCTTTTCATGTGATGCTTCTAAATCTCGACGGTGTTGTGCATCAACACTGTTAGGGTTATATGCTTCTTCTTGTGAGCCAATGCTTTCTACCTTTTCTTTGACGTTGCTTAGTAATTCTTTTAGTCTGGCTAATTCTCCGCCGTCACCTTGGACTTGTTTCATACCTTGTTTAGCTAAATGTTTTGCTACGTGTTTGATAGGATTTCCAAATTGATCTTTTCTTTCACCGTCTCTAGGAGGGTCTGGATCAAATGGAGGGTCTTCTTTATCTGGGCTAATACTTTCTACTTTTTGTTTAACGTTGCCTAATAATTCTTTTAATCTTGCTAATCCGTCAGTTGGTTCTACATTACCAACTTGCCCATGACGCTGTTGCCATTCTTGTGTTAGTTTGTTTATAAATTGTTCTGCCATTTGGGCAGCTTGTTCGCCGGCCTCTTCTCCAAATTTTTCTGCAATTTGTTTTTTTACGTCAAGTGTGATACCTTCGCCGCCACGGAATGGTCCAACTTCTGGGTTGTCACGGTTGTAAAAACTCTTAACAATCTTGGCAACTTCTTGTACCATGTTGCCTTCTTTGCCTTCTGCTACTGGGGGTTCTGCAGGTGGTGCTTCTGGTGCCGCGCCAACTTCTGGTGCCGTAGCCGGTTCTTCACCAGTACCGCTAAGTCCCAAAGTTACAAGTAACTCTGGATAGCTGTCTTGTGCCCACATTTTTAATACTTCAATTGGGTCAGCGGCTGGATCTAGAGAAGCGGCTGATTTAAATTTATCTTCTAAATCGCTGTCGTCTAAACCTAGTCCGCTGAAGAATTGCCATGCTGTTTGACCATCTGGACCTAATTCTAATTCACCGTTAGGTAATTCGTTTAATGCTGTTTTTAATGCTTCAATTTCATCGTCTGTTAATTTGCCCTGTTCAGTAGCTTCTGCCCATTCTTCAAATTCGTTAAATGCATTTTCTTTAACATGTGTGTCACATACACACGGATCTTCTTTGCAATCTGGGCAAATATCACTTTCTTCGTTAACGTATTCTTCTAAATCTACTGTATTTGCTTCTTGCATGATACTGTGTAATAGTGGAAAGAAACTTGCTAATTCTTCTTTAAAATCTGTTTGTGTAAATTTGCTTTTATAAGTTTCCATGGTAACATCATCTAATTCACCTAACATTGGTTCATCTTGATTTGTTAATTCTGCTACCCATGATTCATAGTGATGACGCTTACCTAGTGCTTCAATTCTTGATTTTAATTCCTGTAGTCGGCCTACGGCCCTTTCTGTAATGCCCATGGCGTCATCATGTAAACTTGTGTGTTGTACTTGCCTGTGAAATTCTTGTAGTTGAGCAATTTGCTCACTCATACGAATGATTGCTTTGCCTGCCGGATCATGAGGCATGCCGCCGTGATCCACGTGTTGTGCCATGGCGAATGCGCCTGCTGGGTGAATAAATGGATACTTAAATCTTTCCCCTTCTGCATTCTGTACAAAAATTGCCTTGATATTATTACGTTGACTTCTTGCACCTGGATACATTTCGTCAACCGCTTTATGATGTCGTACAATGACTTCTGTACGACCTTTTACTGCGCGACTTGTTTTTTTAGAACTTTTTTGGTTCCAGCGTGATTCGTTCATGTTCATTTCTTCTTCCTTGGGAGGTTGCGTTGCGGCAAGATGTTGGAAATCATTTCTATCAAGATTTGTTTTAGCAATGTCTCTTGTATCAAAACGCAATAATCTACGCATTGAAAATAATCTCATTTCTTTAAGAAAATCGTACCACATTTGTTTGGCAGGATCATCTTGATTTTCCGTAATGCCTTGACTATAATAAATTTTTAAAGACCCTAGATCGTTTAAACTAATGCTTACACGCCCTAAGTTTGTACCTTCATTCACAAAGTCAAAATCAAAGAAACGTGCTTGTACGGGGTCGATAGTAACTGCACCAGTTTCATCACCCATTTCTAAGTTTTGAAAACGGCTGCGAATTTTATCAAACAGATCTTGAGAAATTAGTTGTATAGCTTTCATATGTGTTATTTATTAGTAATTTGAGATATATATGGGCATGGGCATTAAGAATTCATTTTCTCGTTCTTCGCGCATCTTATCGTAGATTGCAGGGTCCCATTCTTGTAGCATTAATGCCATACGTATGGCCAGTAACATACTGCTAACTAGGTCATCGTGTGCTCCGACTTTTGCTTCAAATCCTAAACCTTTAGCAATATATGCTTTAAGTTCGCTGATCAACGGTTTAGATTTTATTCCTAATCTGTGGCTTTCTACTAGGTGTTTTAACTTGGCGCAGGCATTGATTTTACTAGAATTTGTGGTATTAAATCCTTTTCGAAATCTACGAACATGTCCTTTTTTAATAGGTTCACTTAGGAATAAACCTGGAATACTTTCTTCTCCAATTTCGTCAATTGCAACTAGGGCGGCTTCACCAATATTATTGTTTTCAACGCTGTAATAAATGCTGGCCTGTACTCCTCTAGACGCACATTCATCCTGTATGTGATTACACAGGTCCCGCAATATTCGAACTTGTCCTTGAATAGTAGTTAAATTATGTTGCCATTCTGCTACTTGGTCAAAGCTAGGAATTTCAATAATTTGTATTGCGGCTGGATCTCCACCTGTACCTAAACTAGGATCTAGCGCCACTAGATATGTGTTCATGGGATTAATTTTTTTGTACCACCTAGCTTGACCCATTTTCATTATAGGATCAATGCCTTCCATGGCTGCAAGTGCTATACTGTTAATAAGTGTTTCATCAAAAACTAGGAACTCACAATCGTGCTCTCGGCGGAATCGTTCTTCTCCAATACGACTACGTTCGGTGTTTGCCCACTCTTCATTGCGATCAGGGTGTTCACTCCAATACGCCCTAAACGGAAAGAATCCATTTTTACCTACAGCTCTTTCATTACCGTGCTCATCAAATTTATGATTAGCTTCTTTCCAAATTTGTGAGAATTGATCTTCATCACTGTTAGGTGTGCTTGTTATAATAGCTTTACCACCTGTAGCCAGTGTAGGCGAAATAGAAGTCCAAAATTCTGTGGCAATATTAGGTTCTACGAATGCAAACTCGTCTGCATATAACATTGACAATGACATACCACGACCAGTTGTTTCTGTAGTTGTTTGAGCTACAATACGCGAACCGTTATCAAATTCTATACTTTGTTTATTATAACTAGTGGCACCACACCGAATGTGATTAGGACACAACTCATAAGCATATCTTATACGTTGCATAATTTCTTGTGCGCCTGTGTATTTGTGCGCGGCAACAAGAATGGTACTATCTGGTACAAACATTGCAAACCAAAGCAAATATCCTGCGGCTGTAGTTGTCTTACCTGTTTGACGAGGTAGTAAATTTACATTAAATCTGTGTTGATGATAGCTGTCAATTAATCTTCGCTGATAATCAAATGCTTCGTATTGCAACTTACCTCTTGTAGGATG